ATCGCCCTGTATTTAATGTTTATTTGTACTTAGGTAATCAGCTCAGTTCATACCTTATGGCTTGTAGAAGGCTATTTAAAAGCCTTGTACAGTTAAATCCCTTCTTAGGTAAAGAAAGGACTTATTAACTTATCTACATGTTTTTATTGAATATTATATCTGTAGAGTAAGGACATGATACTTGCATTGCTATATTAGACGCTCACAAAATTATAAAAATACATTTGTACAAATGTAAAAATGGTCTTATTATCTTCAAACATTCACCGACTAAGGAGCTCCAAAAAATGGCTAGTATAGTCTCTTTCTTGAACCAAAAAGGCGGTGTGGGTAAAACCACTACTGCAGTTAATGTTGCCAGTCAGCTTCATTCTGATGGCGATTCTGTATTACTGGTAGACCTAGATCCACAAAGCAGCGCAACTGATTGGTCTGCAGCACAAACTGATGACAACACATTCCCTGTAATCCAAATGGGTAAAAACCTTGTGCGAGATTTACCGCGAGTGTCACATGGTTATGACTGGGTAATCATTGACGGCGCACCACAAGTGGCTGAATTGGCGGCTCTAGCTGTAAAAGCTAGTGATGCTGTGCTTATACCATGCCAACCGTCTCCCTTTGATGTCTGGGCTTGTGGTGACTTGGTTGAGGTCATTAAAGTCCGCCAAGAAGTTACTGATGGAAAGCCTAAAGCAGCATTTGTTGTATCTATGGCCATTAAGAACACCAGGCTAAGTACAGAAGTGAAAAGCGCACTAGCTGAATACGAATTGCCTGTCTTTGATGCTGGTACTACTAGAAGCGTTGTCTATGCAGAAACTGCCAAAAGCGGTGGCAGCGTTCTAGACCTATCACCTGACCACCAAGCAGCATTTGAGATCCGCAAGCTAACCAAAGAACTACGAGGTTTTATCAATGAATAATTCATTGAGCGCAAAACGCCCAAGCCGAACGAATAAAGGCAAAGAGGATGCGCTGAAAGCAGCTGCTAAAGCAGATGACTATTTGAATGGGCCAACAACATCAGCACGCTATGATCTGGATAAACGCCTCAAGCGTGGGCTTAAAAACCTCAGTTCCTGCGCGGTGAACCAATTTGGTGACACTGAAAAAGTAACTGAACGTATGCTAATTACCGAAGCTATTGAAGACTTATTGAAGAAGTATGAACAAGGCGAAGGGATGTATGCGTTGGAAGAGGATTTTGAATTCAAAAGGTAAGAAGTAAAGCTTGTGGGGCTGGCTGCAACCAAACCCCACGAGAACACAATCAAAACCGACTAAGGAGATAATTATGTCTAACGCTGATTATATGCGTATTCACCGCTGCCGTCTAATCGACTTAGAGAAGATGGACAGAAACAAGCTACTTTTGTACATCGAATTGCAACCAGACTTTATAAGAGCTCTATTAATGCGCTCTTTCAGAAACCTGATCAAAGGAGTGTAGATATGCTTTATCCATGTAATGAAGAAACAAGAGAGATGAGCCAGGCTGAATTGGCTGCATATTATGATGGGGCTAATGCTGCTTTGTATGGTGGAGATAACTTAGCTAGTAGAGCTTATGAAAGCCCTTCTATAGAAATAGCTAGTGCATATAGAGCAGGACACGCTGCACAAAAAGCAGCGATGGCTAATGATTCTAGTATTATCTGATTTTGCTTTTAGAAAGGAAGGCCCCGAAAGGGGCCTTTTCTTTATGTGGTGTGAATCCTTGACCGGACTTATAAGCGGGGGATAATAACCTTCTGTTTTATTAGGAGGTTGTTATGGCTTTAAAACCATGCAGAGAGTGTAAAAAAGAGGTGGCTGAAGACGCTACCACATGCCCACATTGCGGCTGTAAATCGCCAGTGGCTAACATGGAAGTTGTTTTGAAAGGTGTTGGTGTGCTGGTGGTTATTGCAGTGTTCCTTTACGTCTGGATTACAAATTAACTGGCTCCATGGTCACCAGAAATGCGAAGTTGCAAACCTGCTTCACTGAGTGACCATTCAACCGCTTTCAATCGCCATTTACCATCTTCAACATCTCCAAAACCTTGCAGATCAATATGACCTTCAGCAACTAAAGCCATCAAAGAAGAACGAGCTGCCATAGTCACATCAAGCGTATCACTTCCAGCCTTAACACTTTTGGCTCTGGCCATCACTGCGGCTTTCGCTTCTTCATAGTTCGGATATTTAAAGACAATGCGAAATTCTGGGTCACCGGTTCCCGTGGAAACCTCTTTAGTTTCACCAGATTCTAAATCATGGTAGGTGGCAACCACTCTACGAACATCATTGCGACTACTGAACCGGCACTGCCAGTTCGTCACTTCTTCAGGTCGTATCGTGATGTTTTTAAGCGCCTTACCAGATGCAGATTTTCCTTCACCCTCTTTCAAAAACAGCCAATAGCCATTTGCAGGTTTACTCACTGCTCCATAGCGTTTAGCTAATCGAGTAAGAAGGTTCATGTCACTTTCACCAACCTGATCAATGTGAGTCACTTTAATGCTATCTAATTCACTATTGATTCTGGGTACCAAGCCATGATCCGATGCTACAGTTTTAACCACATCACCAAGAGTCACATCATCAAAGCTTCTAGTTTTTTGAGTCTGTAAACTACCAGGTTGTTTTCTGTTATCCATAGGGGCGGCGTTCGCCACTATTTGGACTCGTCTAGGTGGCCCACTTGACGTAACTTCATCAACAACATAGTTACCTTTATCAAGCAGCTCACCATTGAAACCTAAGCCAAGGCGAAGAACCGCACCCTTTTTAGGAGTAGCAACTGAATCAGGTAGGCTAACAGTTACAGCAAGCCTATCCGATTCACTACCAGCGTTATCTGTCAAAGTAAGGCTAATCAGGTTCTTTTTGATCACTGCAGTAATGTCTTCACCATCAGCAGAGAGAGAAAAGTCTGGTCTGTAATCTAATCCCATAAACTTGATGACTCCGTTGCTACTGGCGTAGGTAAATCTGGCAAGGTGATTTCTATACCACTCGGTAAAATAGCCCCTAAATCCGCTAAACCAGGATTAGCATCCAAAACAGATGTCACTGCATTCTCACGCCCATAATGGCGCCAACAGATTTCATCTATCACGTCACCCTCACGGGTTCTGTATATCGTCGCCATAAAATGATAACTCCAATGAAAAAGACTGGCGGCGAGGCAAGCCACCCTGCATAAACTTGCTATTCGTTTCACTAAGGTCAGTCATAACCCAGTAACCAAGAACATCACCCAAACCACTAACCAGAAGACCAGGCTGAGCATCATCACCAAGCTTGGCCAACTTATCGATCTGTTTCGTTCCTACCTCTCGAATCGTGGTAGCAATTTCACCATTAAGGGATACCTTTACCGCCGCTTTTCCAGTGTATTGAAGAAGATCTGACTGTCCGATTCGTGGCTGTGAGTTCCAACGCCACTGCCACGTTCTAACCATTTCGTTATAGGCTGCGGAATCAATATTGAACTTGAATCCGCGCCAAGACATCATGACTTGAGCCATTAACCAGCCTCCGGTAAATCATAGAGCGCACTATCCTGGTAACCGCCCAACTTAGAATGAACAGCACTGGCCACTTCTGCAGGTGATTGACCTGGAGCAGCATACACTTTGATCTCACCTACTTTTTGATGGACCGTATTACCTCGGCTTGCGGGATAAGAACTGTTAATAGCAGCCGCACCCCTGCCTTGTACCGCTTCTTGTTGAATCTGGTGGTAAGACTTAACTTGTGGAGCTGGCGAATCACTATCCCAGAACTTGAGAGAATCCATCCAACCACTTACGGTGTCCCAAATACCTGAAATCTTCGCTAAACCAGCATCAAAAATTCCAGTGATGCCACCCCAAAGATCAGAAAAGAAACCAGTGAGTGGTTCCCAGTTATTGATGATCAAACCTAGTGGTGACCAATCAAATACCGTCTTAATAAAATTGAAGGTGGCTGGAAACTCTGTTTTAAACCAGGTTAGTTTTTCACTAAACCAAGCTGTGACTGAATCCCAATTTCTATAGAGCTCGATACCCGCAAATATTAAAAGGCCAACAGCCGCTGCAGCTGCTCCGATTGGGTTAGCCGCCATCACTGCATTAAATCCCGCCATACTGACCTTCATGGCGCCTATGACCTTAACGGCTTGGTATCCGGTGGCAATCATACTGCCTAAGCCCATAACAAGCTTGCCAGCCATCAAGGAAGCAACAGCAATACCTACTGTTTCCCATCCCCCAAAAATTTGAACGACTCGGTTAACCATTGAACCTACATTCCAAACAGCAACAGCAAAGTCCTTGGCTCCATACACCAAGCCTTTCAAGGTACCAACAACCTCTTCTTTGTTTTCGCGGACATACTTGCTAACAGTGTCACCAAGCTTTTGAATATCTCCGGCCATCTCACCGCCAACAATGCCAGAAATCTCCTGCCATGCTGAGCTAACAACCGTTTTCAGGTTCTGGAATGAATGACCATAAGCCACTGCACCACGAGCACCGTCATCAGTAAGAAGATTAAACTTCCTCTGCTCTTCAAGCAGCTCATTAAGGCTCTTACCCGTATTTCGAATGTAAGTAGTAACCTTGTTACCTTCACCACCAAAAAGAATATCAGCCAAAGATGCAGCCTGATCTTTATCTGTAACGCCTTCTAGACGCTGCATGATAAATTCAAATTGATCTGCAGCTTCCATTCCTTCCATCATTGCGGAAGAGATACCAAGAGCACCAAACACTTCAGAAACAGATGATTGCTCACCAAGAGCTTTAAACTCACCAAACTTGTTGCGGAGCTCTTCAATCATGTCTCCAACGTGTTCACCATCCAGACCTGCTTTCTGGGCTACACCACTCCAAGCTTTAAAGCGGTCAATGCTCATGTCATAGGATTGAGCCATACCTGCCATGACAGCGGTATTTTCGTTGGTAACAGTCATCAAGCCAGTAATGGCTGTAGTTGTGGCCCATATGCCACCAACAGCCACTGCACCTGCAGCACCAATGCCACGAAGACGATCACTAAGACTGGAAGCTTCCTCAAAAGCTTCTGCTTTGTGGCGTGCTTCATCTAGCTCATTACCCAGTTGCTGATAACGGCGAGTTAAAAGGCTGACATCTGCGCCAGCCAGTTTTGACTTCTTGATCTGCTTAGTGAGCTGCCCCTGCTCCCGTTCTAGTTCTTTTACACTCTTGGTGGCTTTACCCATCGACTCATTAAAAGCACTACCAATTTTGGTAAAGCTACTGTCAACTGTGCCTCCAAGAGTGACAACGGTTTTTAAGTTTTGATTCATTTATCATCCCTCTTAGGCAAAAGCTCTATGAAGTCAATGAACGTCTTTATTGGAAGATTTAACATCTCAGAAATTGACCAGCCTGTATTGCTGGCCAAAATTAACAACCCTTTCTGGATTTCTAACTCTGAGAGTTCTTCGCATTCTTTTTTCGAAACCCCGTGATTTTCTTCTGAACGGCTTCATAATCATCAAGATCAAGCATCTGGATAACTTCAACATCTACTTCAGCCAAAAGAGCCATGAAATGAATCTCTTTATCTGCAGAGTCTTTGTTTTGCTTGTCAGCAATAAGCTGGTCTTTAACCAAAGGGCGGCGAAGCTCTAACGTTTTGTATTCTTTTCCGTTAAATGTTCGCGGGTATTCTAGAGTTACGGTTTCTTTTGGTACTGGGTATTCCATGATTTTATTCCAATAAAAAAGGCCGCTATTGCGGCCTTGTGGGTGAGTGGAAAGAATTAAGAAAGTTGCAGAACAGCACGGATGCCTTCAAGAACATCAATGCCACCAAGCTTACGAACGTGGTTTACTGGATCGATTTCGATCAGAACTACGCCAGCACGCACTACTTTGTAGTAATCGAGCTTCATAGTGACCTTCATGGCTTTATCACGCTGAGAGCCGGTATCTTGTGTGTCTCGCTCAATTTTGGTGATCATGCCACCCAGTTCTTCTACCAGGTCATAGCTGTTGCCAGTTAAGTCTGTGTAGGTAGAGCGAACAGAAACCGCTGTGCGAGTGCCTTGACGCAAACCAAATAGAGGCAGAACCGTCACATCTACGCCGTAAAGTGCAAAGCTCGTTTCCATTGGCCCCATGCCTTCATCAACTGGGATAGGCATATCCATATCACCTGCCTGAAAGTCTGAAGTTAATACTTCAAGAGTGGGTGGTGTGTACTCTTTTGCATTACCTGCTTTACCGATACCATCCACCCAGATAGACCAGCGGCTTAGTAAGTTGTCTCCAGCCATTAGCTAAACACCTCTTCCAGATAGTCATTGTTAAGTCGGCTGCGGAAAATAATGTGCTCAGCCGGATATGGAGGGCAGAAATCAAAGTCAAAATAGACAATGCCCTTTTGAATTGTTGCTGGCGTGTTCAGCTCTTTATCAGCCCAACACTCACCACCAAGGATGGCGCCTAGTGATTTCAGTTCACGCAGATACGCATTCACACCTGCAATCACATCATCCACATAGGTTTTCGTGATGTTACGGTCAACCGCCCACATGTGAGCACGCTGCACGCTGTCATTGATGATGTCAGCCGTTCGGCGGGTCTGCTCAAATGTCCACTTAGGATCCACGCTACAGGTACGGTTACCCCAATGACGGAAACCACCCTCACGGATAATGGTGCTGACTTTGTTTTCGTTCAGCATGTTAGCGGTAGTGTTAGGGTCACCAAGAGACCAATCAACCGCCTGAGAAGTTCCTACAATGCCGTAGATTTGTTGGTTTGACTTAGACCACCAGAAACCCTTTTCAGCATCAATTCGAGCTCGTAGCCCTGCCTGACGCGCTGATGAAGGACGATCAATCTCTTTGGCAAGCTCAGTGTCAAACACTCGCACCCATGGCCATTCTACTTCTACACGTTCGCCAAACTGGCGTGCGCGTTTCATAGCATCGGTGTAGCTTGCTTTACGCTCACAATCGAGATAAGTCACTGCCCGAAGACGTTTTGCTTTCGCTTCGAGTTCGGAAGCCACTGCATTCAATTGGCTGAACTCTGGAGCAATCAAGATACGTGGTGTGTAACCTGTCTCTGTCTGGCTATCAAGAAAGCCCTGCATAGCCTCGATGATGTTCGCCTGAGTAGTCGCATCATCCGCACCTTCTTCAGCGCGCACTACGATAACTAGAGCACCTGTCTGATCAAAGATGTCATCAATAGC